GCCCTCAAGGGACTTCATCTGATCTGTAGTCGAATGCGTGAACGCCTGAATAGCGTTTAGGTTCTGCTCGTAGCCCGAGCCGACCTTGTAAAACTCGTCAGCGACAAGCGCAGCGGCGCCCACGGCGGCGCCGGCAAACAGGGCCACGCCCTTAGCGGCGCCCCCAAGGGCGCCCATAATCCCGGAGCCGTGACTATCGGCCGCGTGGTGCGCGCCCTCAAGGCCGTGGGACAGCTCCCCAAGCGCCGAAACGGCGCCCAATGCATCACCCGCGATAATGACGCGGAGGACCTTCTCACCAGCCCCCACGAGACCCCCCCGAGTCTAGCAAGTACTTCGCGCGTTCCATATACACGCGATACTCGCCGAGCGTTAAAGTTCTTATCTCGGCCGGAGTGAAACCAAAGAACTGCGACAGAATCGCCCAGTCCTTCAGCCTTTCCAGCCTCAGCCGTTTCCCGGCTCGTCCGCCTCCGTGAAGTTCAGCTCAGTGACCTTCACGTTGCGGGCATCCGCGAGAGTGAACGTCGGGTCTTCCCGGCGCTTGGTCAGAAAGACCAGCGCCTTAAGGACCACCGTGGAAATCTGCGCCTCACGCAGCGGACGGCCCTGATCGTCCTTCGCCTGCTTGCCGGTGTCAGGATCAATTACGGGCTTGGCCTCTAGGGCCTTCTGAAGCTGCATCCCGGTAATCTCCTCGAAGTCTTCGAGGTCTCCAAGGGACAGGTCTTCCGGATTCAGGCTAAGAGCAGACATGAAACACTCCTCAAGTCGTAAAGGGGGAAAAGGAAAAGCCCCCGCGTAAAGCGAGGGCTAGTCGGAATGGCCGGAGTCCGTCACGTGGAAACCAGCCGCGCGCATCAGCGCCAGCATCGCGGCCATGTACTCTGTTTCAACCTTGGCTTTCTGATCCCGAATGGCCGGGTACAGGAAGTAGCCGACCCCCGTAGCGGGACCAGAGCCGGCAACCCACTGGTTGCCGCGCCAAGCCTCGAACTGCGGATACTTCTTAGCGCCGAACTCGGCGCCAAAAGCAAACGGCATGCCCCGCCCAAGGCGGACAGTGGCCTGCCGAACCGCCTTAGAGGTGGCAAGGGATTGGGCCGCCTTAGCGGCCGTAGACCCGATCCCTTGCGCCTTGGCCGACGCCGCCTCTTTCACAATGTCGGCGGCCTTCTTGTTTACGTCGGCAACCTGCTTTGCCACCTCTGGGGCGGTGGTCTTCACCTGCGCCAAAAACTCCAACAGGCCCTCAACTTCGATCTTCTGTGAGAAGTCGTTGCTGTAGGTACTGCTGAAATATTTGCCCCGCCCGGTAGGCATTACGGAGTGACGTCCGCAGACGTGTAAACGATCGTGATCGGGCTGTCCGTGCCGTTGTCCAGGCCAATCCCGGTGAACGTGATCTCCGGAATCTTTGCCCCGTCAACGTGCGGCGGGCCGACGTCGAAGCGGGCCGCGGGAATGCTTATCGACAGCGCCCCACCCTGAGGGGTGGCGAAGTTGGCGACAATCGCGGCAGTGGCGCCCGCGTTAGTCGCGGCGGCAACCCGGTTGAACTGCGTCAGCGAGTCAAACTCGCCCTTGAGCTCCCACGTGATTTTTCGCATGTCCTGCTCAAGCGGTTCCTTCTTGAAGCCGTTGCCGGCCATGAAGAAGCGATCCACCTTCAGCGAGTTATCGCCCTTGAACATGACGTCATGCGCATAAAACGCGGTGCCGCCCACGGTCACCGAACCGCCCACGTAAGTGAACAGTTGAGCCGCGACCGGATAGGTCGGTGTGGCCAGCGCCAGCGCGCCAGCCCCGGGCCCAATGTGCTCCTCCGCGAAGTCGAGACTCAGCGACAGCTCAAGGATGCCGTCCACGGCCGCCATAAGTTCCCAGTTGTGGACCTTGCCGCCGGAATAGGTGAAAGGCGTCAGGCCACCGGAAGTGTCATACCGGCCAGCCTGCCAAGTCGAAGACAAGCCCGTCAGAGAACCGATGGTCGCCGTGTAAGGGGTTTTGCCGCCCGTAGGCGTGCCCGTGGCAAGCGCGCCAAGCATGTGCTTGAACAGGAGGGCAAAACCCGCGTCCAGGACCTCAAACTTTGTGGTTCCATCGGCGCCCTTGAAGTTCGGCGCCCAACGGTCGGTCCGAAGCACCCTGTTGCCGGCCCTGACGCCCTTGGCGTCGATGCGGCTGTACTTCCCGGCAAGGGTCTCGGTCTGAAGCTCGAAGAACCTCGCCGGCGCAACCGGCGTATCGTAAACAGACTCTTCAGACATGCCGAGATAGGCATCATGCACATCATGTGTAGTCATGGATCACACCCCCGTAACGGGCATAAGAACGGCCGCCGGGGCGTCCTCAGAAGCGACGCTCACGGCCGGCGCCGGAGCCTGAATAGCCGGTGTCTCGGCGGGCCCTGAAAGGGCCGTAGAAGCGGCCTGCGAAGGCTTGAAGTCCTGGAGCAGAAGGGAAGCCGCAAGCTCATCCGGAACGTCCTGCGAGACGCCACGCTGAAAGCTGAGGCCCCCCGGCTCCGTAACGGCCTGAAAAGGCCCCCAATAGGTGATGGCCGTAGCCAAGGTGAACCCCCCGATTAGACGCGCGCTTTGACGCGCAATTCCCCGTGGACCTGGCCGATCCAGCGGTCATCCGCAGGGAAAGACGCCAGCCGGCTAGGGTTATAGATGGACGAGACGACATAGGGCAGGCCAAACGCCGGATTGGCCTTGAATAGCGATTCAAGAACCTTGTTCATCGCAGCGGCCTGCGTCTCAACCTCGAACGAGGTGGACGCCGTCAGCATCACCTCGGAAATAATGTCCAAGGTGAAAATCTCTTGCTTGCTCCGAAGGTTCTTCCAGTCCTCGGAATCCCAGCGGATACCGCCAAGGAGAACCCATTGCTGCGGCTGGTCGCGGGGGTCAGGGCCCCACACAATGTCAATCCCGGCCAGGTCGGGAGCCGCCTGCAAGGCCGTCTGAACGGCCGCCTTCACCAAAAGCGCATTCGTAGAAAGGTTGCCGGTCATACAGCGACCACCCCGCGAGGCGCCACGTTGTACCGGGCCAGCACCGCGTCAACATCAGGAATGCCGGTCTGCCAGACGCCGGAGCCCGGCGTAGCCAGGGTGAACGAGCCGCCCTCGACCGCAACAAACGACGTCGCGCGGTCCGGGATACCGGACGCGAAAGAAGCCAGAATGAACCGGGCCCGCTGAACCGCCGCGCGGTAAAGGTCATCCGGAACCGAGGTGAAGCCGTATTCGTAGGTGACAATCGTCTTGCCCGGCGTAACCGCCATGCCGAAAGTGCCGTCCCACAGCTGATAGAAGCCGGTCTTAAGCGCATCCGGGAAGCCGGTAATCTTGCCCAAGCCCTCAAGGAACAAGGTCGTCAAGTCCTGCGCGGTGCCGTCAATCGTGACCGAGACAAGCTTTGTCACGTCCGAATCCGGCAACAGAACCCAGCCCGTGTTATCCAAGAAAGTCGTATAGGCGGCGCCCTTGGGCACGAAAGACCGCCCGCAGATGCGGGCAAACTCATCCGCGACTGTGTCCCTGGCGGACCTGAGGGCCGCAGTGGGAAACTTCGCAGTGTCGGCAAAAGCCTTATCCGCAGCCCGCAGATCGGGCAGGTTGAAAAGAGGCGACCCGATTACCTCTTCGTGCGTGGTCTGAGACAGCAAGGTCCCGGTCCACGTCACAACCAGAGGGCCGAGGGCCATCTGTGCCGGCAGGGCGTACGTGTAGACGCCAGTAGCCGCCGTAGTGGCGGCGCCAGCCGAAACCACAGTCCCCGACTGGTCAGTGACAGACACCGCGACCGTTCCCGCATCTACCGGTGTCTCATCGAGCATGAATGTTGCGCTAAGCGTTTCCGCATAGCCCCTGAGAAGCGACACCGTGAACCCCCGTAAGGCGTTTGTGGGCAAAGAGAAAGGCGGCGCCGAAGCGCCGCCTTTCTGCTAGATCACTTGCCGATGAGGGACTTAATAGCGCCGGTCAGGTCGGACAGGCCGCCGTCGCCGCGCCAAGAAACCTTGTACGAGATCAGGTCGTGGTCCCAGCCGTACTCGAACGACTTCTCGACCTGAATACCGTTGACCTGGCGCACGTAGTACGTGCTGAAGTCGCCGAACAGAACGAAGCTGTTCCCCACGCCGATGGCCGGCATGTTGATGTCCGTGATGACCGGCTTCCCAAGCAGGGTGTCAGGCGCGCCCGACACCAAACCCGGCTGCCACAGGTACTGGCCGTAGTTGTCCTTAACGCCCCGCAGCTTGCCCACCGTGGCGTCCTGCATAAGCCACTTGGCATTGCCCCGGTAGGCGTCGATGACGCTGTAATACGCGGCGATCATGTCGTCACCGGACACCACCAGGGTGGTCCCGCCGGTCACGGCGCCGGTCTGAGCCGCCACGGCCTGAGTCAGAACGCCGTTCGTGCCAACAAGCAGGTCGTGCGCGACCTGACGGCCGGCCATAACGCCAGCCTGGCGGGCGATGAAGCCCGCGATGTCCACGCCGGAGTCCTCCACCATCTCCTTGGAGACCTGGACGATAACGCCGTACTTCTTCGCGTTCAGCGTGAACTGGTTGAAAGCGGCATCGCTGGTCGGGTAGGCCGCGTTCTCCGCGACCTGGCCCACGGACGGCCGAGCGGTCAGGCGCGGCATGGTCAGCGGGTTACCGCCGGAAGTGGTGATGATCTCCGGCCCGCACTGCCAAACGCCGATGTTCGGCAGCATGTACTCAAGGACCTTCGCAACGAAGGTCGTCGGCACCGTGGCGCCGGCATTCGCCGCGGTGCCGGTAACGGCAACACGCTGTTCGGCGGCCTTCGCCAGGGCCTCCCGGGCCTCGTCGCCCGGACGCATGTACAGATCACTACCGACGTTCAGGGTCTTGCCGTACTCCAGGCCCCGAATCTCATCGGACAGGCTGGTACCCGCGCCCTGCTGGCCCGGGTTGCCGGTGAAAATGCCGGCCTTCACACCCAGGCGGGTGGCCCGCTCGCGCAGCTCGGCCGCCTCAAGCTCGCGTTCCCCGTCCTTCACAATCGTGCGGGCCTCTTCGCCCATGCGGTCAAGGTCCGCATCCATCGCGTCCAGCTGCGCACGCTGCTCTGCGGTCGGCTGCTCGCCGGCCTTCAGGCTGTCGGTCAGCGCCTTGCGCTGCTCGAAAACGTTCGCGCGCTTGGTCAGAATCTCGTCCGCCTGCGCTGCGTAATTCGTCAAAGTAATGCCTCCCCCTAGGGACCGCTAAAGCGGCATACGAAAGAGGCCCAACCCCCTCAATGGGGCGGGCCTCTGATGTGTTGGAGCGGGTGCCGTCAGGCACGGCCCCTAAGCCGGATCGCCAGCAAGGCGAGCCGTAGAATGTCGTTGCTTTCAGGTGCCGGCGGAAGCGGATTCCAGGAACCCGCCATGTCGTCCGCGGTCAAATCCCAGCCGCGCACGTAGCAGGCCTCTTGAAGCGCCCGAGCGGCGCCAATGACCACGCCAGACTCCGTGTCCTCATAGGCCGGATAGGTCACCGGACTGACGTCCGTCAGGTCCAGATCGATCAGGGTCCGAAGTCGGCCCCTGCCCTCCTTCTGCCAGTCGTCCAGGCGAACGCGGAAACCGAAGCTGGACTGAGTCACATCACCGCGCTGCATGGACTCCGCAAGGTCACGCGCGTAAGACGTGTCCGGCGCGTTCACCTCGTAGTGCAGGCCCGTACTGTCCTCAGACAGCTTCAGCGTGCCCGACGTGGTGCGCCCCAGAATCAGGCCAGGATCGTGATTGATCAGGGCCCGCACGTCCTGGCCTTCACCAATGGCGCGCCCGAAGGCGCCCGTACGGATCGTCTCCACGAAACCGCCGAGGTCGTGCGACCGGGTGTCGAACTTCGCGGCGTAGCCGGTGAACTGAAAGCCGCTCGCCGAAGTCGTAATGTCAAAGGCGGTATCAACCGCCCGTCGCTCAAGGACGCTCACTCTTTCCCCCCGCTGGTTGCCGCCGCATCAGGGCCGGCCTGAGTCGCCGGAGGCGTGAATGTGAACGAGCCGGCGTCGCCGCCGTCCACAACATCCGGTTGCTTGTTCTTGTCGCTGACAGTCGGCAGGTTCTCGTCGATTCCGATAACCGTGACCGGCCGGAACCACTGATTGCCCTTGCCGCCAGGAATCGGAGGCTCGCCCTCCTCGGCGCGCACCTCATCGGGGCTCTTGATGCCGTTCTGAATCGCCAGCGCATGCGACTGATAGCGCTCAGACAGGCGCGCCCGCAAGCGGTCGTCCATGTTGAAGCGCATCTGTTGGAAGCCGGGCAACAGGAACGTCGAGAAGGCCTGTTCCACGCGGGCCGCCCACGGCATGAGCGTGTCCTGAACCATGGAATAGTTCTGCTCCTCGACACCCTTGCCCCAGGACGACGTCACCGCAGGGTCCACCCGATAGGCCGGCACCCGGAAGAACAGGGCGATATTCT